GTTTGCATTTGTGCAACCAAATGTTGCTGTCGACTTTTGGACTTCTATATCACCTACACTAGCAACAGGTGGTCGTGCTATTCTTACAAGCACACCTAACTCAGATGAAGATACATTTGCTACTATTTGGAAACAAGCAGAAGAAAAGTTTGACGAGCATGGTAACGAACAGGAAGTAGGACGAAATGGATTTCACTCTTTCCGTAGTTACTGGCAAGAACATCCTGACAGAGATGACAAATGGAAGGATGAAGAATTAGGGCGTATTGGTGAAGAAAGATTTAGACGTGAATATGATTGTGAATTCTTAGTATACGACGAAACATTAATTAATGCAATTAAGTTAGCCGCACTAGAAGGTAACAAGCCAATAGTTAATATGGGGCAAACACGTTGGTATAAAAAGCCTACATCACAATATACATACGCAGTTGCACTTGATCCTAGTATGGGTACTGGCGGAGATAATGCCGCTATACAAGTATTTGAACTACCAAGTTATGAACAAGTTGCTGAATGGCAACATAATACTACACCTATACCTGCCCAGATACGTATACTTACAGATATATGTAAACACATTGAACAAGAAACAGGCGATCCAAATATTATATATTGGAGTGTTGAAAACAACGGATTAGGCGAAGCCGCACTTATTGTTATACAAGACTTTGGCGAAGAAAACATACCCGGACTGTTTGTAAGTGAACCTATACGTAAAGGACATGTCCGCAAGTTCCGCAAAGGATTTAATACTACACATGGTACTAAAGTTACAGCATGTAGTAGGTTAAAAACTATGATTGAGAACGATAAAATGAAAATACACAGTAAGCCATTTATAGGTGAACTTAAAAATTTTGTAGCAACAGGATCTAGTTATAATGCTAAACTAGGTCAAACAGACGATTTAATCAGTGCAACACTACTAGCACTAAGAATGATGGATGTATTAAAAGATTGGGATCCAAGAATATATGATACATTCAATCAAGCAGAACAACACGGAGATTATGTAGAACCAATGCCAATCTTCGTTAGTAACAATTATTGATAAATATTAACATGAAAGACTTAAATAAAATTGGCGAAGAACTGTTTTCTAAACTACGTGGTAGATTTAAAAATATCACGATTGGTAATCAAGAAGGCGTAATAACAAATGTACCAGGCGAATCTAGATTCTATGATTTTAGATACGGCGATAACGGTGGTAAAGTAAGTGTAAGTTTAGATGAGAAAAGTGTTGTAATAATGTACAGCGAAGACTTATTTGATGCTGACAACACTTCACTTAAAAAAGATTGGTACAACTTTTTGAAAGAAATAAGAGTATTTGCTAAGAAAAGATTATTGAATTTTGAAGTAAGAGACATACAGAAGTCAAATTTAGAAAAGAGAGATTACAAATTCTTATCTACTAAGAACGGAGAAAACACCATGACAGAATCAACGATGTACGGAACTAGTAAAACTAGTTACCAGAATATAGCAGACGCAAGAATTTGTGTTAAACATAGCGAAAGCATTAATCAAGAATTAGCCGGAGGGCGTTCACAAAAAATTGGAAGCATTTATATTGAAAGTGCAAACGGTGAACGTTTCAAATATCCATACAAACATTTAAACGGTGCTAGAGCAATGGCACGCCACGTAGCAGAAGGTGGTAATATGTATGATGACTTTGGCAAACATATTACAGGTTTATCAGAAGAAATGAATAAACTACGTAAGTTCAAAACATATATGTCAAGAAGCAGTGTCATGGCTGAAGGTCTTGCAGGATATATGGATGTTGTAAACGAGCGTATTGATACAGTAAAAACTACAATAGCAAAACTTCAAAACAAAGCACACTACACAGAAGCAACTGAAAACTTTACAATCGCTGTAATGGAAGATGTACCAGAAGATGTTGCAACTGATTGGACTGCACAACTTACAATCAAACAGTTTAACGAAGAACTTAAAAGTGTATTCCCATACATTTATAAATTAGTAAGTGAAGCAAACACTGTTACAGAATTAGGTCCAGAAGATATTTTGGGAGAAGCCGATGCTGACAAACAAGATAACGGAACAGATAAAATGGATGTTACAGATGCTGATAAAAAAGCAAACACACCTGCATATAAAAGAATGATGGCAGGCGACAAACGCTACAATGATAAAACAACAAAAGAATCAACAATTCCAACAGAAGCAGACATTGATGCAGGCTTTGAAGAAATGATGGGTCAGTTTAGCGAAAAAGCAAAACCAGACTTTTTAGATATGGATGGCGATGGCGACAAAGAAGAGCCAATGAAAAAAGCAATCGATGATAAAGAAGATGGCGACGAAGATACCAACGAAGCACAAGACGGCCAAGTAGGAACTATGGCATTGTTTGTTAGTGATCGAGATGGTGGCGAACACGAAGTAGAAGTTCAAGTTAAAATTGAAAACGGCAAGCCAGAGATTGATCCTAATACATTACCAGGACCAGAAGACGATATGTACTGGGATGACGCTGACATTGAACAACAAGCAATGGATGCAATGAAAAATGGCGATATTGAGTTTGATGAAGGCAATGCATATGCACACGCTGTAAAGAAAGCCAAAATGAATGGCAAGAAAAAAGGCGACAAAATTGACGGACCAGACGGTGATGAGATTACACTTGAAAAAGATCAAAAAGTAGCATTACCAGAAAAGATTTTATCTTTGTTTGATAGAGAACAAGGCACATTTCCAAAGGGTGAAACAGCAGTACTAACTATGGTAGAAAAAGACTATGGTGAACAGTATATTGCACCAGCAAAACAATTTATTGAGCAAATTATGCAAAAATATGAATCAGTTATGCAAGGCCCAGCAGTACAAGAGATGGAAGATGAGCATGAGCCAGAGAAAGTAACACTGGCTGTAACAGCAGACATTAACGCACTTAAAAGAGCGGCGGGCATTGGCGAGAGCGAAAGACCTGCTTCGAACGATAAAAGCGTATTAGATATCAAGGCATTAGCAGGGCTTTAACCCCCTGTTATAAGTTTTTATGTTTTTTCTTTAAAAAAAGACTTGACAACCCTTGTAGTTCAGTATATAATAATAACTGTGCTACAAACTTTAAAGGCACTAACACAACCATAAAGGCATTATAGGAGGCATAAATTATGGCATCATTAGCAGAGATCAGAGCAAAACTGAAAGAACAAGAAAGCAACACTGGCGGACAACGCAGTGGCGGCGGCGACAACGCAATTTACCCATTTTGGAACATGCAGGAAGGCAGTAGTGCAACACTACGTTTCCTTCCTGATAGTAACGCAGATAATACGTTTTTCTGGACAGAAAGACTTATGATCAAATTACCTTTTCCAAGCATCAAAGGTGAACCAGGAAGTAAACCTGTACAAGTACAAGTTCCATGTATGGAAATGTATGGTGAAACATGTAACATCTTAAATGAAGTACGTGGATGGTTTAAAGATCCAAGTTTAGAAGACATGGGTCGTAAGTATTGGAAGAAACGTTCATACGTATTCCAAGGCTTCGTAACTGAGGATCCAATTGGTGAAGAAAAACCTGAGAATCCAATTAGACGTTTTATTATTGGACCACAAATTTTCCAAATCATTAAGCAGGCGCTTATGGATCCGGATATGGAAGAATTACCAACAGATTATACTGCTGGTGTAGACTTCCGTCTTAACAAAACTTCCAAAGGTGGGTACGCTGATTACTCAACATCTAACTGGGCACGTAGAGAGCGTCCATTAGCAGATGCTGAAATGAATGCTGTAAACACAAATGGATTATTTAATCTAGGTGACTTCCTTCCGAAGAAGCCAGACGAGATTGGTGTTAAGGTTATGCAAGAGATGTTTGAAGCATCTGTTGACGGACAACCGTATGATGCAGATCGTTGGAGCAATTACTTCCGTCCATCAGGTATGGCGGCACGTACAGGCGATCCAATGAAAGCGGCATCACCAGATGCAACAGCAGTAAGTCAAAGTGCTCCAGTAGCACCAGTAGCACCTGCTCCAGCACCTGAAGCGGCACCTGTAGCGGCAACTCCAGCACCAACTGCTGAAGCGGCACCTGCAAGTAGTGGAGATGCTAACGACATTCTAGCAATGATTAGAAATCGTCAAGCACAATAAATCACGTATAAAGTGTAGGGGATTAACTTCCCCTACATACAATGGCTTAACAAGGAGTAACTATGGCTAAATCGTTCGACGTTAGTAAGTTCCGCAAGGACTTGACTAAAAGCATCTCAGGCATGAGTAGCGGCTTCAATGATCCTACAGATTGGATCTCAACAGGCTCATATGCACTTAACTATCTTATTAGTGGAGACTTCCATAAGGGTGTACCACTAGGTAAAGTAACTGTGTTTGCAGGTGAATCAGGAGCAGGTAAATCTTACTTTTGCTCAGGTAACATTGTAAAACACGCACAAGATCAAGGTATCTTTGTAGTATTAATTGACTCAGAGAACGCACTTGACGAATCGTGGCTACAAGCATTAGATGTAGACACATCAGAAGACAAACTACTAAAACTTAACATGAGTATGATTGATGATGTTGCTAAAACAGTATCAACATTTGTAGCAGACTATAAAGCAATGCCAGAGGAAGATCGTCCTAAAGTGTTGTTTGTAGTTGACTCATTGGGTATGTTACTAACACCTACAGACGTAGATCAGTTTAACAAAGGTGATATGAAAGGTGATATGGGTCGTAAGCCTAAGCAATTGACCGCACTTGTTCGTAACACAGTTAACATGATTGGTTCGCTTAACGTAGGCTTAGTATGTACTAACCACACTTATGCATCACAGGATATGTTTGATCCAGATGACAAGATTAGTGGTGGACAAGGTTTTGTTTACGCATCAAGTATTGTTGTTGCAATGAAGAAAATGAAACTTAAAGAAGACGAAGCAGGTAATAAGATCTCAGAAGTACGTGGTATACGTGCAGGCTGTAAAGTTATGAAAACTCGTTATGCAAAACCGTTTGAAGGTGTACAAGTAAAGATCCCATACGAAACAGGTATGAATCCTTACAGTGGTCTTATTGAACTATTTGAGAAACAAGACTTGTTAGTGAAACAAGGCAACAGACTCAAGTATGTTGATCTAAACGGAGAAGAACATATTGATTATCGTAAAGCATGGATGGTAGGTGAAAAACTTGATTTGATTATGTCGGAATATGCAGACAAAACAGCACCTTTGGTAAATACCGAGGAAGATGATGTAGAAGAAGCATTAACTGAAAATCAAATTGAGGAAACAGCCGCACATGAATGAAGAACAAATACAGGAAGTTTGGACCTTATTTAAAGAATATTTAGATAAGAAACATGTAGAGACTGCCGCAGAACGCTATGTTGATTTATTAGCAGACTACGGCACAGACGATCACGTGTTAATAGAGTCTATGGGATCGTGTACAATACTAGACAATGCAATAAAGTATTATCTAGATGATGAAGAAGAAGTACACGACGACGAAGATGGATATGATTGGGAAGAATAATGTGGTATAGTGAAGTATCTAGAAACATAAACAAAATACCAGACGCGATTGCATACTTTGAAGCAGAATTAAATGATGCAAAGAATGAAGTCAAATTATCTGGTAACGTTGAACGTGCTTCTAGTGCTATGCCCGGTTTGGTTGAACATCGGTTTAATCAACTTCAAGAAATTGAAGCCATTTTAAACTACTTGAATATCGAACTACGTAGATTGCGTAGTTCGTATTTCAAAAAATATCTTGAAAATTATCAACGTGCTTTGTCTAGCAGAGATGTTGATAGATATGTTGACGGCGAAGCAGACGTTGTTGACTATGAAAAAATTATAAATGAATTCGCTCTCATGCGTAACAAATGGTTAGGAGTCTTAAAAGGCCTTGACCAGAAGCAATGGCAGATAACTAATATTGTAAAGTTAAGAGTTGCTGGCATGGAGGACGCATCCGTTTAATGTATACATTTGTTACTAGCCTAAACAAGGCATATTGGAATTCAACTTCCAAAGTTAATATTAATAGTTGGGTAGAATGTTTACCAGAAGATGTAAACATTGTAATTTATAGTGAAGAAAACATTGACATTGGAATCTTTCCAGAGCCACGTGTAAGTTTAAAGCCATTGTATGATAGCAAACCTTTGCTAGAATTTATTAACAAACATAAAGAAGATCCACACTATAATGGTCAAGTTGGTCGTAAGTTAGAAGGCAGTAGTAAGTCTTTTAAATGGCAAGGTATTAAGTTTGCACATAAAACTTTTGCTATATTTGAAGAAGCAAAACTACACGACAGTGGTAAACTGTTTTGGTTAGATGCTGACGTGCTTATGCACAATATGATTGATCATAAATGGTTAGATAATTTATTGCCAGACAATAAAGCAATTAGTTACCTAGGCAGACCTGCAGAATATGATGAATGCGGATTAATGGGATATAATTTAAACACACAATTTGCTAAAGATTTTCTTACAAGTTTTGAAAACCAATACACGGGTGGATTAGAACACCTAAGAGAAACTCACGACAGTTGGGTATTTTATCAATTACGACTAGGTTTTGAAGATCAAAGTCCGTTCCTTAATTTAAATCCAACACCAAAAGATAATAAAAGT